GGTTCAAGTGATGCTATTGCCCAGCCGTTGTATAATACTTCTGGTGCCATTGTAGGTCACAAATCTGTACCTGTAGGTGTTGCTCACCTTGGTATTTATGACACTGTACATTATACTTGTGTTAAAACAAGTAGTGCCGGTGTTTCTACTGTTACTACTAAGATGACACCTGGCCAGGCTCTGTATCCTGCAGCTGATGAAGCTAAGCTTACTAATAGCACAACCAATTCTACTGGCGACGCTACTGCTGATACAGGTGACGTAGGTACTGGTGATCGTTGTTCTACTACTGTTGTAGCAAGAGTACTTAAAGGTGCTAGTACTGCTAAATGCGCAGCTAATATTAATAACACTACTCTGTATCCTGTTAGAGTAAAACTTTTGGTATAATTAAAGTTAACATGGATTAATGTTAAATAATAACATCCATATTTATATAAATTTTAGGAGGCTAAATAATAATGAATAGACAAGAAATGATGGAGCTTTTTAGAGCTACTGCTAATATTAATACTCCCGAAGGCCTTCAGGCCTACAGAGCATTTGCTGCCGCACTAACTACTCCTATTTTGAAAAAATTAGAACTTGAGTCCATTATGAGGCAGTTGTTTTCTGTCGAAATTCTTGGACCTGGTGCACAGGCTATGTATCCTGTTGCTGAAGACTTTGAGATTCCTGTATGGGTTCTTCCTGGGCTAAGTTATGTGGCACAGAACTTTGTAGAGGGTATCGGAGAAGAGGTATATGTACCAACTTTCAGTATTTCTACTGCTGCTGATTGGAAAATTACATATGCTCGCGATTCCAGAATTGATATTGCTCAGAGAGCCGCTGCAAAGGCTGCTATGGAACTGGCAAATTATGAGGAAGAGTGTGGTTGGCGTGTAATTATGCCTGCTGCTACTTCTGCATTTTCTGGTAAAGGTCTTTTAGGTTCCAGACCTGCTCCGATTTACGAAATTAGTCCTACTGCTCAGGGTGCCGGTTATCTTTCTAAAGAACTTATCAACAAGATGATTGTTGGTTTTAAACGTATCGGTAGAACTCTTACTGATCTGTATGTATCTCCAGAAGATGCCGCCGACATTAGAGAATGGACCGATACTGACATTGACCCTGTAACCCGTAGAGAAATCTTCCAGGCTGGTGGAATGGGCAGTCTTTGGAATGTTACTCTTCATGAAGTACAGCATCTTGGTGCTACCGGTCTGTATAATATTAATGGTAATGCTGCAGCTTATGGTAAATTTAAAGCCGATGGTACTGGTGCTTACAATGGTTATACCATTGATAATCCTAATGTTACCGCAGCTGATGGTACTATTACTACCCTTGGTGAAACTCAGGTACTTGGTTTCGATCTTACAGGTAATGACTCTTTGGTCATGCCAGTACGTAAAGAATATGAGGCCCATGATGATCCTACCCTGCTACGTCGTCAGAAACAAGGTTTCTTTGGTTGGGCAGAGCTTGGATTTGCTTGTTTGGATAGCCGTATGTTAGGTATGGGTATCATTGACAGATCTCTTTAAGTAATAATTTAAATTTTAAATATTTTATTCCGGGGTTTCTAATTGTTTTAGGAATCCCGGTTTTTATTTGACAAATTTACAATAGTTATTATAATTAAGTTATTACTTATTAATAAGGAGTATAATAACTATGGCTAATTATAAAAATAAAAATTGCGAACTTTGTGGTAAAGAGTATACACCTACAAGTCCTAAACAAAAATATTGCCTTGTCTGTAAAGATGAAGGTAAAAAAATTGCTGATAGAAAAAGGGACAGAAAAAGAAGTAGGAAAAAATACAATTATAAAGAATATATCTGTGTTTGTCCTTGTTGTGGTGAGGAGTTTATTACTCATTATTCAAAAAAGATTTATTGCGGATCAGATTCTTGTGAAGTTTTAAGGCAAAAAACAAACTCAATTACTGCTGAATTAAAAAGATCTTTGAAGCGTAAAAAAATTAGAGCTGAAAAAAGAGAATTAAAAAAGATAGAGGCTTTAAAATACATAAAAGTATTTGTAGAGAGCTATGGTTATAAAGTTTTAGATACTCACGGTTATATAAATCATCATAATGGTAAAATATTATTACAATGCCCTGAAGGACACGAATGGGAAACTACATTTCATAATTTTAAAGATTGTGAAAATAGGTGTGCTATTTGTTATCAGCAAAATAACTATGTGTCAAAGCCGGAATTAAAAATAAGAGAACTTTTTGAAAATAAGTTCCCAGAAATAGAAGTTTTATATAATGATAGATCTCAGATTGGGCCCAAAGAATTGGATTTATTCATTCCAGAATATAGTTTGGCTATAGAAGTGTGCGGACTTTATTGGCACTCTGATACAGCTAATGGTGTTCACAGGAGATATCATTATGATAAAATGATGGCTTGTGAGGAAAAAGGTATAAGGTTAATTACTATATTTGAAGATGAATTAAATAACAAGTTTGAATTAGTATGTTCACGTATTAAACAAGCAATTGGTAAGGTAAATGTACGGGTTTACGCACGTAAATGTGAATTAAAAGAGGTGCCTTCTAAGGTGGCAAAATCATTTTTTAATGACAATCATATACAAGGCGCTTGTCCTGCAAAAAATACGTTAGGTTTGTACTATTGTGATGAATTAGTAGCTGCCATGTCGGTAGGCGGTGTTACAAGAAACCATGCTAATTTAGGAAAAACTTTAGAATTAAAAAGGTTTTGTTCTATCAAAGGCACAGCCGTTGTTGGAGGTGCTAGTAAGCTTTTTAAATATGTAATTAATTACGCAGCTGATAACAATTATGATAACATAAAATCTTATTGTGATATGCGTTATGCTAATATTTTTAAGCCAGTATATGAGTTGTTAGGTTTTGAGTTATTTAAGTTTACTAAATATACTCCGCACTATTTCAAGTCGGGCGTTCGTTATAGGAATATGTCGTTACGTAAAACTCCAGAAGAACGTCTTACTGGTAAAACTGAATTAGAGCTTAGATTAGCTCAGGGATATAATAGAATTTGGGATTGCGGCCACAGAACTTATTTATACTCTTTAAACTAACCTCTATAAATATAGGAATAATATGTATATTTTAATGTTAAAAATTATAGCTGCAGTTATCTGTACTGAGGCTATGACAGAGCTTGCTGTCAAATCTGAATTCTTTTTGCCATTACGTAAATTTTTGTTTGAGAGCAAATTAGGTATATTTAGATTCATCCACAAAATATTTGATTGTGGGTATTGTTTTTCTGTGTGGGCAGCTATGTTGTCTATTGTTTTAATATATAATATTAATATTTTCACAATACATTTAATGGCTGTTTTAATAATACATCGCTTATCTAATTTATTGCATAGTTTGGGTGATGTTGTTAGGAAACACGCTGAATATTGATAGGACAAGGTAATTTATAATAGAAAAGGAGAGAAAATTATGGAAGGTTATGTAAAAAATAAATCTGTTGAGTGGGCGTATGCTATGAAAAGGTCTATAAGGCCTGGTGGGGAAGTGCCCCTATCAGAGCTTTATGCTCAGTATGGTGATAAGCACGGTATTGATGAAGGAGAGCCTTTTGTAGATTGGCTTTTAAATGTAAAATTAAAAGGCAAAGACCAATGGCAGGTTGTTTATGATTTTGGAGAAAATGCTGCTCAATCTGAAGAGCCTCAAAAAGAGCCTGAAGTTGCATCTGCTATGAGTGCTGCTGATAAAATTAAAAGTAGGGCATTTAAAGAGTTGACTACTGATGAGATTGCTAATTTATCAGTTAGGAAAGCCCGTGAGGCTTTACCCAATATAATGGATTATCAACTTTTAAAGTACGCATTTGCTGAGGCAAAGCAACTTCAAGATAAAGATAGTTTATGTAGGTTACTAGATAGAAGAATAAAAGATCTTGAACTAACTAGATAATAAAAAATAGGTAGGTATATTTATAATGATAGTACTTAAAAAAATTAGCAATATTACTACCTCTGGCAACTATCAGTCTATTATTAATGTAGATACAGCACACGATAATTTGGCTGCTGTAGTTTTAACTGAGGCAGTCTCGGTTGTGGGAGGTTCTTCTACAGATACGGTTATAGATACTGTAACTCAGTCAGGGACTCTTGGTGCCAAGTGGTTTGTAGTTGCTTATGATGGTTCTAATAGTAGATATGCCTGTGATATTTATGCCTTACACGATGGTAACTCTACATCTGCTTTTACAGAGTACGCTATACTTAATATAGGTGATGGTATCAATTTAAGTTTTGACACTGTTGCTGATGGTGGTAGTATGACTTTGGTGGTAGATAATAACGACACCTCGTCTGTAACTATTAAGACCCAACGAATTACTATAAATACTGACCCTATAGACACTACTGCTATTATTAATTAGTTTTATTATTATATATATAAAATTAATAGGGTTCTATGCTTTAAGTTTTAGAACCCTTTTTTATTATGTAACCGCTGGATTATTAGAGGGTATTAAGTTTAATAATATAAGGAGACCAACTTATGATAGAGTCCAACATAAACGAATCATTTCCTATATCAGTAACTTTGGTGGATGAAAACACTTCGCAATTAATTTCTGGCCAGACAGTTTCTTATGATATAAGAATGATAAATGATCTTGCACTAACCCCTCCAATAAATGGCATATTGTCAGAGTCTGCAGTGGAATCAGGTATTTATAAAAAAGCACTTAGCATACCGTCGGCGGGTACTTATATATGTTACATAACTTGTTCAGGATTTTTTACTAATTCTGAAGATATAGTAATAAATGAGGAGTCCCCAGTAGATGTGGCTAAGTACAACTTGCCACATAATATTTCTGTTACTGAAGTAGTTAGAGCTAATTCTGTTGGGACAGCGTCTCAAATAGCTAGAAAGGTTCCATTAGGTAATACAGATTATATAATGACACTTGTTAAACGGGATACCGATTCCAATTGGGATAATCCTGTAAGTAGTGGTAATTCATATGCGTATTATAATTCTATTGAAGAAAATCTGCCTTATATGATGGGCGGCGAATGATGATGGATATACGTACTTTATCGTCACGTGGTTATAGTTTATGGGGTGAGCGTACTATTTTTACCACTTTAGAGGCTGATTATACTATATGGGATGGTACTACTGGGTCAGGTATTCAGACTGATTGGTTGAGTACTGGTGTAGGTATAGAGGACCCTTCTGCAGCATATGAGGGTGGTAGTGGTTTTCTTGTTGTAGGTGAATCAGCTGGAACCAGTGTCCTATTACACAATATAGATTATACTGAAAAGGACATAAATAATTATGATTTTTTTTCTTTTTGGATAAATGTTAGAAATTGGACAAGTGGTTATGATATTACAATTAGTTTATATTCTACTGTAAACAAAAGTAGTGATTACTTAGCTTTGAGTGATTACGTTAATTTTGATAAATTACAACAATGGCAAAGGGTCATGTTACCTTTAGAAAGATTTAATATAAGAAAATCGTGGGATGTAGAAGCCACGCCTACTTATATTAATGAGTTAGAATTTGTTTTAGGTGGTGGTGTAGATTTTTGGATGGACGATTTAGCATTAACGATAGGTGATTGGAACAATCTACCCATCGGACCTCCAGATATAGAATCTATATCTTTTGAAGAGAATATTATTCCAGTAATGTCACCATTCTCTACGTCATAAACAATTTGATATGGGGGACTGTTTATTATGATAGGTATAACATTTAATGTAGCTAATATAGCTACTGTAATACAAGCGTATGATCAGATTCAATTAATACGTTATAATTTAGCATCAGATACACAACCGGAAACTCCTGTGGGTCAGCCTATAGTGCTGACTGATTGGACTGTTGTTTCTGGAACAGTGGGTTATCCATTTCCAATAGATTTAACTGCCGGTGTGACTGTGTATATGGGATATGATCCTATAGGGGAGGCTTCAGATTGGTATA